GAAAGGCCAATAAATCCTTTCGACATCCTATTTAGGAATCTTTTCAACGCTGAGGAACAATTTTCACCAGCATTAAATTCAAAACAACCACATCCACTAAATATTTTCTATGATGATAGAGGACTTCATTTTGAAGTTGCCTGTACTGGGCTAACTAAAAAAGATGTTATCCTGGACATTGAAGGAGATATTTTAAAAATTACATATAATAAATCAGAAGACAAAGGAGATGACTTCGAAGGGTTTATTTATCATGGCTTATCTAAAAAATCTTTTGATTTAAGATATAAGATAGCCCCTAAATTTGATTTATCAATAACTGAAGCAGAAATGATTAATGGTTTATTAACAATCTATATTCCTTTAGCTGAAGATGCTAAATCAAAATCCATTAAAATTAAATAACAGTTTCGCAAAAAAAACGTGTCCTAGCCGATGTTTTTTCGTATATTGATGGTATGGAAAATATTAAAAAAAGCAAACAACTTACATTTATTGAGGATCCAAATATGGAACCATATTTTATAACAAAAGATGACCATTGTTGGACGGTTCAAGAGAGAGTTATGCCTAATAAAAACCACTTTAGGACAAAGGGTAAAGGAAAGGAATATCATAAACCCCAAACTTACCACCCAAACCTAGGTAGTGCATTAGAATCGATCTCTAAACTTTTATTACATACAAAGAAAAATTATACTACAGTAGATCAAGTAATACAAGAATATAAACAAATAGAAACCAAAATTAAAAATTATACTTATGAACTTAGAAGCGCTATTTGACGCAGTTATCGTTAAACCTATTGAAAACGGAGAAGTTACTCATGGAGGAATTATTGTTCCTGATATGGGTAAAGAATTAAATGAAGTAGGGGAGGTTATAGCTGTAGGACCTGGAAAATATACACATTCAGGTGAATTTTTAAAAACAATTATTAGAGTTGGAGATAGAGTTATTCTACCTACAATGGGATTCACTAAATTACAATTTGATGGTGAAGAATATTATGTAGGTCCTGAAAATCAAATCCTAGCTAAAGTAAAAGTACCAGTAGAAGAGGTATTAGCTGAAACTGAAATAACTAAAGAAGATAAAGAAAATTTAACAGATATATAAAATGATTATGAAAAAAGTAGAATTTGGTAAAGAAGCCAGAAAAAATTTAATAAAAGGTATCGATATTTTAGCTGATGCTGTTGTTTCAACCCTAGGACCTAATGGTAGAAATGTTGTTATAGGTAAAGGAATATTAGAACCACCTCAAAGTACTAAGGATGGTGTAACAGTTGCTAAAAATATTGTTTTAAAAGAAACTAATCAAGAATTAGGAGTACAATTAGTAAAATGGGCAGCAATAAAAACCTCAGATAAAGCAGGAGATGGAACAACAACATCTACTTTATTAGCTAGAGAAATTATCAAAAATGGTTTAACAGCTTTAGATAATAAAGAAAATGCAGTTCAAATTAAGAGAGACATAGAAAAATCAGTTAAGCAAGTTGTTTCTGCACTTAAAGACATGTCTGAAGATATAGATAAAGAAGACCAATTACAACAAATTGCAACAGTTTCAGCTAATAATGATGCTGAAGTAGGAAAATTAATTGCTACCGCAGTTGATAAAGTAGGACAACAAGGTGTTGTTCATATTGAATCATCAAGAACAGCAGAAAATTATATTGAAACTGTAGAAGGAATGCAATTCGCAAGGGGTTATAAATCTCCATATTTTGTTACTGATAATAATAATATGACATCAGTACTTGAAAATCCTGCAATTCTTCTTGTTGATGGTAGATTATCATCAGTTAAAGAATTATTACCAATTTTAGAAGCAGTAGGTGCTGAAGGTAAATCATTATTAATTATAGCAGAAGATATAGATAATGAAGCATTAGCTACTCTTATTGTTAATAAAATGAGAGGTACATTAAGTGTTTGTGCTGTTAAGGCTCCAGATTTTGGAGATAGAAGAAAATTAATTCTTGATGATATAGCTATTACTACTGGTGGTACTGTATTTAGTAAAGAAAAAGGAATGAAACTTGATAAATTTAGTTGGGATTGGTTCGGAGAAGCTAGAGTAGTAACTATAGAAAAAGAACAAACTACTATAGTAGATGGTAAAGGAGAAGTTGAAAAAATTGAAGCACGTATTGAAGAAATACAGGTTCAAATAGGCAAATCAAAAACTCCATACGAAACTGAACAATTACAAAATAGATTAGCTAAATTTGTTGGAGGAGTTGCTATTATTCATGTTGGTGGATTTACAGAAACTGAATTGAATGAAAGAAAAGATAGAGTTGATGATGCATTACATGCTACAAAAGCTGCTATTGAAGAAGGAATACTACCAGGAGGTGGTGTTGCTTTACTTTATGCTAGAGAAAGCATAGAACTAGATAGTGAAGGTGCTAGAATTGTTTATAAAGCATGTGGTAAACCATTTGAACAAATTTTACTTAATGCTGGATATGATTCAATTGACGCACAAATATTAGGTAAATATAAATTAGTTGATTCAGGAAATGATCATTGGGCAGGAATTGATATTAATAAAGGAGAAGTAATTGATTATAAAGAATCAGGTATTATAGATCCAACTAAAGTAACTAGATTAGCATTGCAAAATGCAGCATCAGTTGCTGGAACAGTATTACTTACTGAGTGTATTATTATTGAAGATAAAGACGCAGATGAGTTTAAAGATAGAGGATACGAAAATAATGGAGTTCCTCAACCTGGGGTTGGAATGTAATAAAATCTTACGTATATTATAGTATGGCAAAAAAGAAAGTTATAGAAGAGAATATTTTAATCGCTCGCAGAGTTCCACCAGGCGATAAATGGAGACTTGTCGCTAATGAACCAGATGGACCTGTTCATAAGACGCTTACTGATACCCTGGAATCTTATATGGTAAAAACTGGCTTTAAAGGGGAGTATAGGTTAGCTCCTCTACAAAGTAAATTATTTGCAATTTCAACAACTGAAGAAGAAGTAAAACCAGAACCAATTAAAAAGTTTTCGATTTATGGAGAATACTAATCACAGTTTACTAGTAGAAAAATATAGACCCGTAAAATTAAAAGATTATGTTGGTAATGAGAATTTAAAATCTTCCATTGCAGCTCAATTATATAATAATGATATCCAAAATTTTATATTTTATGGACCTGCTGGTACCGGTAAAACTACATTAGCTAAATTAATAGTAAAAAATCTAGATTGTGATTATGTTTACATTAATGCATCAGATGAAAGAGGAATTGAAACAATTAGAGATAAAGTTTCTAGTTTTGCATCTGTAGCATCATTTAAACCTCTTAAAGTAGTTATTTTAGATGAAGCAGATTTTCTAACCATTCAAGCTCAAGCATCACTTCGTAATATTATAGAAACATTTTCAAGGACAACAAGATTTATTTTGACTTGTAATTATGTAGAGAGAATTATAGATCCATTACAATCAAGATGTCAAGTACTTAAAGTAGTACCACCTAGTAAAAAAGAGGTAGCTAAACATTTATCTTGGATTATGAATGAAGAAAAAATCGTATACGATATAAACGATTTAGGTTCAGTAGTAATGCAATTTTATCCTGATTTAAGAAAATGTATAAATACAATCCAAGCTAACACAGTAGATTCAGTTTTAAAATTAGACAAATCAATTTTATTTTCATCTAATTATATAAATAAAATCATTAACGAATTAATAAAATCAAAACCAAATTTCAAAAATATTAGGCAAATAGTAGCCGACTCAAACACAGATGATTATGAAGATCTATTTAGAGCTTTATATGATAGAGCAAGTGAATACATGCCTGGTAAAGAAGGTACAATAGCGATTTTTGTTAATGACCATCAATACAAAGCTAATTTCCGAATTGATAAGGAAATTAATATAATGAGTTTAATTAATAATTTAATAAATAATAAATAATGAAAGCAGCAGGAAACGCTGGAGGTCAAGCACCTCAGCAACCCCAAGTAAATGTAGATTTAAAATCTACTAAAGCAGTAATAAATTCTAAAGGAACAAACATTTGGAAATCAAGAGTTATCCTTAGAAAAATTTCTAAGTATGTAGCAGGTACAGAAAGTGATGCTATAATGCCTATACCAGTATTTGTAGATCCATACAATGATAAAATATTAGCAGATGGTCTACCACTAGAATTAAGAGAAGAGTTAGCTGAAGAAAGTTTAATGTCCTAATAATGATTAAAAATGTTTGGGATTGGTTAAAACAAATTAACTCAGTAAAAACTGATCCCGCTATATTTTCCGATAAAGATTGGGAATTATGGAATAGTTATATGATTCATAGATTTATGTCCATGAATAGTGATTACTTAGAATTAGTTAATGAGGCACAAAAAATTAATCCTCAAAATAAAAAAGAAATATATTCAATTTATAGAGAATATATACCTAAAAATAATAAGTGGAATAAATACATTAAGTCTAATATAAAAAGTCAAAAACAAGAACTATTAAAATATTTATCTCGATATTGGGAATGCTCACAAAATGAAGTAAAAGAATATTTGAATTTTTTGGGAGATGATGAAATTATTCGTATATTGCAACGTATGGGGATCCAACAAAAAGAATTAAATAAATTATTATGATAACAGAAGTATATAAATTTTTAAAATCACAAGCAGAGGCTGATAAGAATAAAGCTCTAGCTAGTATTGAATTATTAACTAACCACCCAGCAGGTATAGGTGACCACTCAACAAAAGATTATTGGGATAACTGCAGTGAAGTTCTTAAATTATTATCATCAGCAGATGAAAGATTAGAAATATTAGAAAAATATTTTGCTCCTCAACTAAAACCACAAATAAATGGGTGATTCAGTTAAAAATTATTTTGAAGATATGACAGTTGATGAAGTAATAGCTGATGATGGAGATGTAGTAAAAGTATTTGAAACAGAATACCCAGAATTAGCTGATGAATTTAGACAAATCCAAAAGGAAATGTATAAAATGTTTGCTGCTAAACATATGGATTATGGTTTAAATAATATTGCATTAGGAGGTGATTTAACTGATGAATCAGATAAAAAATTTTCATTAACAGGTTTATGTATTAGACTTACAGATAAAATAAGTAGATTAAAAAATCTCCTTACTAACGGAAAAAATTTCGTTAAAGGAGAAGGAATGGAAGATACGTTTCTTGATATAGCTAATTATGGAATAATTGGTTTGTTAGTAGGACGTGATAAATGGAAAAAATAAGTTTTGGCTAGAAAAATTCCCAATATTGTAAAGGAGATTAGAGATAATCCACCTGAAAAGATTAACTTTGCATTTCAAAAAAATGTATCTTATTCTCAAATGTCCATTTATAGACAATGTGCTCTTAGATGGAAATTACAATATAAGGATAAAATAAAAAGATTTACATCATCAATTCATACTGTATTTGGAACTGCTATACATGAAGTAATGCAACATTATTTAGATGTAGCATATAAAAAATCATTTGCGGCCGCAGATAGAGAAATTGATATGAAAGATCATTTTCAAAGTACATTCATATCAGAATATCAATCTCAATATGAATCTAATAATTCATCACATTTTTCCGATGCAGGAGAAATGAGAGAATTTTTTGAAGATGGTATTGCTATTTTAGAATGGTTTAAGAAAAATCGTAGTTTATATTTTAGTAAAAGAGATACTTATTTGGTGGGTTGTGAAATACCAATTGTAATTGCGCCAAATAAAATGTATAATAACGTATTATACATGGGGTATCTAGATGTTGTCACATATAATGAGACAACAAATACATTTAAGATAATAGACATAAAGACAAGCACAAAGGGTTGGAGTGTGTGGGCTAAAGAAGATAAAGAAAAACAAAATCAATTATTACTATACAAGCAATTTTTTGCGGAACAATATTCTATTCCTATGGATAATATAGAAATAGAATTTTTTATTGTAAAAAGAAAAGTATTAGATATAGATGACGATAATTGTTTTTCACCTTTTCAAGCTAAAAGAGTACAACAATATAGTAATTTTGCCTCTGGTAAAACTAGTATAAAAAGAGCTAGAACAGCTATTAATGATTTTATAATAGCCTGTTTTAACTCACAAGGAAAAATCAAAGAAAGAGAATATCCTGCATCACCCTCAAAATGGAATTGTAGTTTTTGTCCTTATAGTGAGGAGAGAGAATTATGTGATAAAGGATCAATCTACTGATATTTTGATATATGTATAACTAAATATAATGTTATTAAATAATTAAGATTATGGCAAATAAAAGACCAATGACACTAACAAGTGTAAAAGTTCATTCTGATATATTCGAAGATTTTAAAATTGAATGTGTTAGAAGAAAATTTTCTTTTCAAAAACTTTCGGATCGTGCAATATTTTTGTACCTTACAGACGAAGATTTTCGTAAACAGATTACAAATCAAACAAACATAGAACTTTAAATAATAAAATTTAATGAATCAAAGTTATAAGCATCTTCCTAAAGATAAAAGGAAGAAAATATTATTAATCACTGATGATATAAGGGTAACGTCCGGTGTAGCTACAGTGGGTAAAGAAATTGTAATAAAGACTTGTCACCACTTTAATTGGGTTCAAATGGCAGGGGCGGTAAAACATCCAGATAAAGAAAAACGACTTGATATAAGCAAAGACTGTAATACAGAAGCAAATATTACTGATTCTTCTGTTATGTTATGGTGTGTTGATGGTTATGGTACCCCAGATATTTTAAGACAAGTAATACAAACAGAAAAACCTGATGCTATTTTACTTATTACTGATCCAAGATATTTTACTTTTGTATTCAACATGGAACATGAAATAAGAAAAATATGTCCAATTACTTATTTAAATATTTGGGACGATTATCCAGCCCCAATGTATAATAAACCTTTTTATGAATCATGTGATATGTTAATGGGGATTTCAAAACAAACTGTTAATATAAACAAATTAGTAGTAGGAGAGGATAATAATAAAGTATTTAAATATGTTCCTCATGGATTAAATCATGATCATTATTTCCCTATAGATAAAAATAATAAAGATTATCTAGCGTTTAGGAAAAGAGTATTAGGAAAAGATGATGAGAAAACTAAATTTATTGCATTCTTTAATTCAAGAAATATTAGAAGAAAACAAATTCCTGATACTATGTTAGCATTTAGAACATTCTTGGATTCATTACCCTATGAAGAAGCTAAAACATGCAAATTGATTTTACATACAGAAGTTATTTCACAGCATGGTACTCATTTAGGTACAGTTAATGAATATCTATTTGGTGAAAAATATGAAAATAATATAATATTTTCAACATCAAAATTAAATAGAAATGAATTAAATTATCTTTATAATTTAGCGGATGTCCAAATGTTATTAACTTCTAATGAAGGATGGGGATTAACACTTACAGAAGCAATACTTTCAGGTACTTGTGTTATTGCTAATACTACAGGTGGGATGCAAGATCAAATGAGATTTGTTGATGAAAAAGGTGAATGGTTTACCCCAAGTCCTGATGTTCCTTCTAATCATAGAGGTACTTATAAAAAACATGGGGAATGGGCATTTCCAGTTTATCCAGCTAGTAGATCAATACAAGGATCTCCTCCAACACCATATATTTTTGATGATAGATGTAGATGGGAAGACGCTGTTGAGAGAATAAAAGAAGTTTATAATTTATCTCCTGAAGAAAGAGATAGAAGAGGTAAAGCAGGTAGAGAATGGGCTATAGGAGATGAAGCTGGATTCACAGCGGATCATCAAGGATTTAGAATATTAGAGGCATTTGATGAATTATTTAAAGTCTGGAAACCAAAACCTAAAATGATTATCACAAATCTTAATGAATACAAAGGTAAATTTTTAAATCATAAATTAATATATTAATGAGTAAACCAACTTTTTATATAAGTTCTCCTTTTGATACCTATAGTGGTTACGGAGCTAGAGCAAGAGATATTGTTAAAGCAATTATTGAATTAGACAAATATGATGTTAAATTATTACCCCAAAAATGGGGTGATACAACATGGGGTTTTTGTAATAAACATGATGAATGGAAATTTTTATGGAAGCATGCGGTACAAGGTGTTCCACAAGGTGTTAAGCCTGATATTTGGATGCAAATTACTATTCCTAATGAATTCCAACCAGTTGGTAAATTTAATATTGGTTGTACTGCTGGTATTGAAAGTACGGGTTGTCAAGGTGAATGGATACAAGGATTAAATAGAATGAATATGAATTTTGTATCTTCTAAACATAGTAAAACCGTATTTGAAAGTTTAGAATTTGATCAAATTGATAATCAAACAAAGAAACCTAATGGACAAAAAATTAGAAATCAAAAACCTATTCATGTAGTATTTGAAGGAGCAGATTTAAATATTTACAAACATTTACTTCCTAGTGAAAATTTACTAAAACTAGATGAAATTAAAGAAGAATTTTGTTTCCTATTTGTAGGCATGTGGATGGAAGGTGCTCTTGGACAAGATAGAAAAAATGTAGGATTAATGATTAAAACATTTTATGAAACATTTAAGAATAAAAAAGGCTCAAAACCTGCTTTAATATTAAAAGCTTCAACTGGTATAGATAATCATATTAGTAGAGATGCTATTTTAGAAAAAGTTAAATCAATAAGAAAATCCGTAATTGGAAGTGATTTACCTAATGTTTATTTACTACAAGGAGATTTTACAAATCAAGAAATGAATGAATTAAATAACCATCCAAAAGTAAAAGCTATGGTATCTCATACAAAAGGAGAAGGATATGGTAGACCATTAATGGAATTTTGTTTATCCAAAAAACCAGTTATTGCTTCTGGTTGGTCAGGTCAACTTGATTTTCTAAATCCGGCGTATGCATATTTATTACCTGGAAAAATGGAAAATGTACACGCTTCAGCTTCAAATAAATGGTTATTAAAAGATTTTAAATGGTTTAGTGTAGATCAAAATCATGCAACTAAAGCATTTAAAAATGTTTATACAAATTATAAAAAATATATTGTACCCGCAAAACAACAAGGTCATTATATAAAAACTAATTTTAGTTGGGAAAAAATGAAAGAATTAGTAGGTAAAATATTAGATGCTAATATACCTGAATTCCCAAAACAAGTGGATTTAAAATTACCAACATTAAATCCTAAAACAAAAATAGAATTACCTAAAATAAATTAATTATGCAATACGATGAAATAGTAAATTGCCCTAAGTCAGGTGGTGACTTATGTTATAAAGTAGAAGTAAATAAAGATATTTCAAATTACTTAAGCTTATCTTGTGGATTTTGGACAAATTCATTAATGAAAGAAGGTTCTGAATTTTATGAAGAACAATTAATTACATTACCTGAACTTTATAAAGATTTAGCTTGGAAAGATCCTAAAACTGAATTGATTTGGATTCCTAATACAATTAACTTACCTAATTCAGGTATGGTTTTTGCTAATGGAGCTAATAAAGATGAATGGAATTGGGCTGGTGTTAAAGCTATTCCATTAGATGAAGGTGAAACTGGAAAAGTTGAGGGACAAACTCACAAAATGGATATGTCTACATTAAAATCATTCCCAGAACGTGATTATATGGAAGCTCTTTCATATATTGGAGTACTACCAGAATAAACATGAAAATAAGCTACGCCATTACAGTTTGCAATGAATTAGAAGAAATAACTAAATTAATTAATGTTCTTCTAAAACAAAGAAGGTCTGAAGATGAGATAGTAGTTTTATTTGATAAAGGAGGAGGTACAGCAGAAGTTTGGAGTAGGTTATTAGAATTAAAAAAACAACCTAATATTGTTTTAGAATCTAGAACATTTAAAAAACACTTTGCGGATTGGAAAAATCAATTAACAACTTTATGTAGTGGTGATTATATTTTTCAAATAGATGCTGATGAGATACCTCATACTATATTACTTGAAGCATTACCTGAAATACTTAAAAGTAATCCTGATAATGAAGTATATTTAGTACCGCGTGTTAATACAGTTAAAGGAATGTTAACTGAACACATACAAAAATGGGGATGGAACGTTAGTAATCAAGGTTGGGTTAATTGGCCTGATTATCAATGGAGAATTTGGAAAAATAAACCAAATATAAAATGGATTAATAATGTACATGAAAAATTAGATGGATTTTTAACTTACGCACCATTACCAAAATCTGAACAATATTCATTATATCATCCTAAAACTATTGAAAGACAAGAAAAACAAAATAAATTCTATGAAACACTCTAAATTATTTGACAAAATACCTTTATTTAAAGTTTTTATGGCTAAAACCGCCGCTCCTGAAGTAACAAAAGTACTTAATAGTGGATTTATAGGTCAAGGACCTAAGGTTGATCAATTTGAAAAACAATTACAAGAATATTTCGATCACGAATACATCCAAACAACAAACGCAGGCACATCAGCTTTACATATGGCTCTTCATTTATTAAAGAAGCCCAAAGAAAAGTGGATGGAAGATGTATTTGAGGGTGTAGCGTGGGTATCTCATCATTGGCCGGGACTAGAAGAAGGGGATGAAGTCTTATGTACAGCAATGACTTGTACAGCTTCTAATTGGCCTGTTTTAGCTAATAATCTTAAAATTAAATGGGTAGATATAGATCCTAAAACATTAAATATGGATCTTGATGATTTAGCTAGTAAAATTACTAAAAAAACTAAGGTAATAATGGGTGTTCATTGGGGTGGTTATCCATTAGATTTAGATAAATTAAAAGATGTTAGAGTTCAAGCTAGAAATAAATTTGGTTGGGCCCCTGCACTCATTGAAGATGCGGCACATTCCTTAGGTTCAAAATATAAAGGTAAATTAATTGGTACTAATAATAATTTTACTATGTTTTCTTTACAAGCAATAAAACACGTAACATCAATTGATGGTGGTTTATTATTTTGTCCACATAAAGAATTACATGATAGAGGTAAATTAATTAGATGGTATGGTATAGATAGAGATGGAGAAAGAAAAGATTTTAGATGTGAAGCTGATATACCTGAATGGGGTTATAAATTTCACATGAATGATGTTTGTGCCACTGTTGGTATTGAAAATTTTAAACATTTAGATAAAACAGTTGCGAAACATAGAGATAATGCATCTTATTATGATAAACATTTACAAGATGTAGAAGGAGTTACATTATTAGAAAGAAAAGAAGGATTTGAGTCTGCATTTTGGATTTATACTATATTAGTAGATAATAGAGATAAATTTTATAAACATATGGATGAATGTAATATAGCAGTATCTCAAGTTCATGAAAGAAATGATAAACACACTTGTGTAGAAGAATTTAAAACAGAATTACCTAATCTAGATAAAACAATTGGTAAAATAGTTAATATCCCAGTTGGTTGGTGGGTAACTAAAGTAGAAAGAAAATATATAGTAGATTGTATTAAAAAGGGTTGGTAATGGGAAAGACATTTGATTATGTAGTAAACTTCTGGTTCGGACCAAGAGGCTCTAGAAAAAAAAACGCATACGGAAATCTTGATCCAAAAACCAAAGAAACAAAAGCAAATTATGGGGCTTGGTATGAAGCCACTCATCATTATTATTTAGTTAACCAACATTGTAAATTTTTAAAAAAATATAAAATAGATAACTTAAATAAAGTTATCTTTGTTATTAATGTAGAGGATGAAATGTGTGTTCGAGAAAAAGTTAAAATACTAAAAGAAGTAGATGAGGTAATAAAATGGTATAATTTACAAGATAAAATTAAAGTAATTACACATGATAATGAGCATCATTCTTATGGAGCTTGGAATAAAGGTATTAAATATCTAATAAATGAAAGCTTACTATCTACAGGTTCTCCATTCTTCCATCATAAAATATTATCCGATTATGTTTTCCTTTGTGAAGATGATTATATCCCTACAGATGAAAAGTTTTATGAGCCATTTTTTAAGGTATTAGAAGATGATAAAGTAGGATATGCGGCGCAACATGTTGAAAATATAACTGTATTTGTAGATACTAGAAATGATAAAGCAGAAAAATCATCTTATAGACATGCTTCTGTTAGTAACGGTTTTATTAGATTAGATAGTTGTAAAAAAGTTTTAATTTTCTATAATAATGTATTTGATTTTAATAAGATACTAAAGAATAGTAACTGGAAGAATTCGAGAGCACTTGAACAAATAGCCTTTACAGATAATTTAATTGAATTAGATTATAAAATAGAGGGTATAAGTGATGTTTGTTATGTACCTTTTGATCAAAATAATTCTAATAATATAAAACATTTTGGTGATGAAAAAAATTATTGCCCAATTAGACCATATAAATACCCAGATGAAATAAAATTAAAAATTTTAACCAAAGCAGATATAGAATGGTTTTTAAAAATAAGAAATCATGATTCTACAAGAAAATTTCTCCAAAATGATAATGTATTTACCTTAGTGGAAGGATACGAATGGTTTGATGATTTACATAAAATTGATGATGAATATACACTATACCCTTATTTAATTATTCATCGTATACAAAGACGATATTTAAAAAAGGAAGATATAGAGGGTTATTATGGTGCTAAATATATAGAAAATGAACATCCTGTTGGGTATATAAGACAATACGAAATAGAAATTAAGGGTAAAAAATGGACAGAAATTGGGGCGGATATAGACCCAAGATATAGAGGAAAAGGTTATGCTAAAGCAGCTTATATTAATAGACTTAAAAAACTCAATTTAGCCTCTTTATGGGTTTTTGAAGATAACTTTGCTCGTAACCTTTATTTTGACTTAGGTTTTAGAGATAATGGTAAAACTAATATTAACCGAGGTAGAAAAGAATACCAAATGACATGGAAAAGAAAGATTTAAAATTTTTAATTATATTTTTTTATTATAATAGACCTGATATGGTTAGAAATGCTTTAAATAGCATTAATAAATTAAAATATAAAAACTTTGAAATTGCATTTATTGATGATGGAAGTGATAAAATAGGTGAACCTATTGTAAGAAGTATATTAAAACCAAGCTTTATTAAAAAGGTTAAATTTATTAACACCAATGATACAGTTAAGGAAAAAATAGAAAGAGGTGGTAGTGAAATAGGTAAATTTGCTAATGAGGCCGTTAAAGAATCTAATGCTGATATAGTTTTAATGTTATGTGATGATGATGCTTTAGTACCAAATTATTTAAATAGTTTAAATCGTTTTTATAACTATAATCCTAAAATTTATTATGCTTATTGTAAGCTTAAATATTATGACCCAACAATAGTAAATTATACTAAGGGTAAACCAAACGATGATGATATAACATCTAAATTAATACAACCTGTAACTAATTTAGATTCCTCCCAAGTAAGTTGGAGAAGACAAAGTATGATTGATAAAGATTTTTGGTTCCCACACCCAAGAACTAGAAACTTAGATGCTGTAATGTTTGTTCATTTATGGCACCATTATAAACATTGTTCACCCTTAAAAGAATATGGACAATATAAAGCTATATTTCACGATCAATTAGGTAAAAGAAATCATGGTTTTTATCAATTAGACCATTGGCATAATGGAAGTGAATACGCTGGAGCAACAACTCAGAAACTGGATAACAATCCGAATGATGAATATAAAATAGATGTTAAGTAAAAATAGATCCATTACACCTGGTACTACCGAATATGGGATTAAACATGAACCTAATCATCAAATAAATCATATATTATGGAAATTTTACTATACTGATAATTTATTACATATCCATATTCCCAAATGTGGAGGCACTTGGTTAAAACAAATTGTTTATAATACTATTACAGGTTCTCATAGATTTAATTTTGGACACCTCCCAGTTACCATAGTTAAAAATATTTTAGATAAACAAGGGTATAATTGGGATGATTTTAGTCCTTTTACTATTGTTAGAAATCCTTGGGATAGACTTTGGTCTGCTTACAAATATACTAGATGGGGTGGTTCTGAAGTTAGTTTAAAACAAGTAGAAGATCCTTATGGGAAGTATAAGGCAGATAAAAAAGCTACACAAGCTAATACCGTTTGGCTACCTATTCC